CGATGGTATTCTCCATATGTCAGCAGGTAAGCCTTTTGGGACAGTTCCATTCTTGTATTCGAAGTATATCTTAAATCCCATGGGTTCGATGATATTTTGCATCTCTGGTTCTGGCCTGATAATCCTGACACGAAAACCTGCATCGATCCACGATCTTATCAACCTTTTAACATTTCCACGACGGGGATGTCTGCTGTTAATATAATGCAGATAGATGATTTCTCTATCGGTTTTTCTGTCCTGACATACTTCGATATGTCCAAAGAATAATTCATCTGTGAATCCAAGGATGTTGGCGAGGGCCGATCCAGCGTCGGCACAAACACCATCAACACCATTTTCAAGAGGATATGGAATGTCCATATTCTCTATTTCCATTCGATCCATTAGCACTGACTCCATCCACAGTTATGACATTTACGACATCCTTCTTCTTTGAGAATCTCGGAGCCGCATTCGGGACATGATATCATTTCTTCCTTGACGAGCTTCACGTCTAATGGTTGTGAGCCAAATGTGAGCCCAATCTTTTTGAGGAATTTCTCCTTGTTACCATTCTTGAATGGATAAGCAAGTTCCTCCATATCGTCAGGAATGTTTTCTTCGAGATAACGACCAATACAATTTGCACACGAAATACCGTCGGCCTCACCACGCCTGTATTTTTCTCGCGCAACGTCGCATTTGATGGCCTTGAGATTCTTTACAATATCCCACGTTGGAACTCCCCAGCGGAAACAAAGCCCCAGGAGAACTCTCGTCGTACGGAGCATTGCATCACAACCTCCGCCACCAAGAGTATAATCGCCGAGACATTCATACGGTCTGCCTTCCATCTCGCTGATGTCAATAAGAAGATCTCCACAACCAGAGCGCATTTTCTTTAATCCATACGTCGGGAGAATATCGGGTCGCTTTGGCAGCCAGCGCCATTCTTGTGTCTTCTCATCGAAGAATGGCATTCTCTTGCATGTGTCAGACATCCTTTTTGTTTTCTCTTGTGCGGTTTCCTTGGCCAGCGTAAGAACTTCGTCCTCACGACTTCCAGTCCTGTAGAGAGTAATTCCTTTCAGTCCATTTTTCCATGCATAGATAACAGCGTCCATGAAATCGCGCTTGGTAGATTCAGCGGGCATGTTCACGGTTTTTGAAACCGCCGCGTCAACATGATTCTGGAAAGCTATAACAATATCAAGGTGCTGCTTCCATGTCAGATCAAAGGCTGATTTGTAGAGCCGCTTGATTTTCTTCGGCAGCCAATCGATTACCTCGATAGATCCTGATGCATGGACGTCAGCAATAGCCTTCTGAATACCATCCTCGTCAATGCCGCGCTCGTCAGCTTCTTCACGAAGCATCTTTTCGAAGAGCGGATGCACGGTAAAGAAAGACTTTCCGACGGTATTATTTCTTTGCATTACCCATATCGCGGGCTCAATTCCTGACCAGCACTTTGCGAGGATAGAAATTGAACCTGTCGGGGCAATACAGGTAAGACAAACATTGCGGCGACGATCCTCGGTTGAGTCTGGGTATTGTTCATAATACGGAGCAACACCAAGTTCCATTGCCATAGTTTCTGATGTGTCCTTGGCTACAGTCTCGATATTTTCCATGATAGAATTGGCTATCTCGACTGCACGTCTTGAATCATAAGGAACACCCATCATGATAAGTGCGTCGTGGAATCCCATCACGCCGAGGCCAATCTTTCGTGTTCTCTTCGTGGCCTTCTCAATCTGTGGCAGGGGGAATTTGTTCTTGTCGATGATATTATCGAGGAACTGTACTGCGGCGACAACTGTTTCTTGTAGACCATTGTAATCGAACTGACCACTTTCATCTACAAACTTGGATAAATTTATACTACCGAGATTACACGATTCGAAGGGATATAAGGGCTGCTCTCCGCAATTCGACGTCAATATGCCGTTTAAAATCATCGTGTGATTCTTTGGCTCTGTTAGACAATAAACATCTTCCAATTCTTCAAGCATCTCAATAGACTTGATTCTAATGAATCGTTTTACACTACGCTGTGGAATTGTTGTTATCTTTATACGATGCGTATCAAGGCCGAGATTATATAATTTCATTACATCGCCAGAAGAAATCGATATGCGATAGCACTCCTTACAATTATATTCTTTCTGTCCTCCTTTGCCATCGGGCATCATCTTGCAACAGGCTTTCTTCATTATCGAAATAACGCCAGTTACGCCGAGAGTATGAAGCATATACTTTACTCTCTGCAGGAAGTCACGATCCACCGACGATATCTGGATAGCGCCAGTGTCATTACATCCATCGGAATCGATAAGACCACTCAACCACATAAGTCTTGATTCAACGTCGTAGAAAGCATCGGGAACAAATGTCTTATTCCAGATAGTTTCATTATCGAGTTGTAAAACATCTCTTCCATTACAATTCCAAATGGATTTGTATGAGATTACATCGACGAGATTTTTCTTTTCTCCGTAAAGATAGATTAAACTACGACCACGAGCATCGATATGACCGTCGCCAGAGAAGAATCCATGGGTATATGCATTTGCAAGCTTGAACCCTCCATGAATCACAGGGAAATCAAACTTTACAATCGATTCTCCGACATGGATATCTTTTGCTTCTACTCGGTATTCTTTTCCATTAAGCGTACAAACAAATTTGTGATACGGAGTACATTTTAATTCACTACCATCTGTAAATGTAAGCTTCATTATCTTTTGATTCGTGCCTGTTTTACATGGAGTGACTTCTGACCACTCGTATCCATTCCAGATATGTATCTTTCGTCCTACCTGTTGTTCAATTGGCTCGTAACCAAACTCTGTCAGGAGAAGAGTATCTCCAGTAACACAGGGATTGGTTGCCTCGATGGGGCCAAGGGCAGGAGTATGTGGATTTTTGTTGATATTATCGTAGAACAAAAAAGACGGTTCTCCGTTATTCCACTGGTTATCAATTATCATATCGAAGATTTCTTTTTCCTCACCAGTGTAGCCTGCATCGGTAGCCTTCTTCATAAAGTCATCATTTATCATTACGGAGAAATTAAAGTTGGCAAGTTGGCCCTCGGTTTTCTTGGCAACGATAAACTTCTTGATGTCAGGATGGGTACAGTTCAGAATGCCCATGTTCGCGCCACGTCGCTTACCTCCTTGCTTTACCGTCTCTGTCGCCTCATTGAATACTTTCATGAAGGACAGGGGGCCAGATGCAACACCATTGGTAGATCCAACTGGTGATCCCTCGGCACGCAGGTTTGAGAAATTGAATCCTGTTCCGCCGCCTGACTTATGAATCATGGCCGTCCACTTTACAGCGTCGAAAATTCCCTGCATATCATCATCAACAGGTAAGACGAAGCAGGCTGATAATTGACCAATATCAGTTCCTGCATTCATAAGCGTCGGAGAATTTGGAAGGAACTTTCCTGTTAGCATGAGTTCAAAGAACTGTTCACGCTGTCCTTCATCGTTGGCCACGAAGGTAGATACTCTGTTGCATACGTCTTCCCAAACACGCTCGCCCTTATTAAGATATCGTGCGGCGATTACTGCGTCGACCATATCTTCAGTCATCGTTCTTTACCTCCCAAAGATCGCCGTCAAAGCGCTTGATTGGGCCACCAAACAGATAACAGAGACATGTGTCTCCATTATCTTTTGTGCCTGTACCATGGCACAGAGCACACTGCAATGCGATAGTTTTACTCATAACCATTTCTCCAAAGTGTTATTTTTCGTCTCGATATCAGATATATTCCATCCGAGAGAGAAGAAAATCGTCTTGATTTTATCATTGATGAGCAGATTTGCCATTTTCTCATAGTCGATTTCAAATCCTTCAGGACATTTATCGACGAAAGAAATTACATGTGTGTGTGGTAGTCCCAGAGGCGCACGGGTAACATAGACATATTTCACTTTCTCTTTCTTGATGTTGCCACCGAAGAATTTATTGAAATATATCGCACCATAAATATGCGCTCCAACGTTCTTTGTGTATTCGTGAATGGGCTTGCTCATGCCCTTCGGAATGGCGATATCTTCTACTGGAATAACTCCGTTGATGATATCGCTTTTCATCTTACGGATTAAGTCGACAATTTCTTTTCGTGCTTCCTCCTGGTCGTCGGATGAAACGATAGCGTAGAGGAGATCTTTCTGCATTTTTCGATAGAGACTTGGTGTATCGCTTCTCTTTGTCTCAAACCCCTTGACATCGAGGATGGGTTCTGGCAACGTTCCTTCGTTCCAGATAACAAGACCAGCATAGCGCTTTTTAAGCGCAATACCATCTTCATCACCGACGAAAAGAACTCTACGATAGATCTTTTCAAACTCGATATACATTCGATTGTATTTTGCATCGCCGAATTTATCGATGCAAAAGAAATCGAGAGTTCCGTTAACGTGGTTGATAATTTCTTTTCCGAGCTTGGATGCATCATCAACATTCTCCTTGTTAATCTTAAAGAAAATCGAATCGGTATCGCCTGCTATAACATCAGCTCCGATTTTCTTGATTTCATTCTCCATCCACATGTTAGCCTCTCGGCCAAAATATGTGACGGCTGCCCCCACCTCTCGTGAAAAAAGACGGAAGAATGGAGCAAGCATAACACCATAGATCGAATTCAATAGGAACTTCGCCACGGTCTGCATGTCATTGTATTTCTGATACTCGGGGCTACCAACTGGATATTCTTTCATCTTCGACTTCAAGTTCTGACGGAAATCCCATACATCTTCAACGACGCGCGGGATAAAACCACGAACATCAGTTCGAAATACCGTCGGGCCAACCTTAACAAACGGGCCATCATAGGGCTTGTCTGCCTCGGTAACGCCAACACGAGTCTCGGGGCTCATATTGCAGGTCAGGATGGCCGTCGGATACAGCGACCTGACATCGCCTACGCCTATCCATTCCTTCATGCCAACTGTCGGCTGAATTACCCGAGCACCCTCAACAGGAATATAGTCATCGCCGAGATTCCGCTTGGTCGGAAGGATAAAACCATATTCCTTGGCTTTCTTCAGGAAATAAAAGTCCAGCACGCGAGAATTGAAAAATACATCGTACCAGGTGGAAAACGTCAATCTCCGTACAGAATCAAAATAGCCGACAATACCGCGCTTCTCCTCGATCTTGACCATCAGCCATACATCGTTGATGTTATACTTCAGGAAGGTTTCGAGGTCAGTGTTGTAAAGCTCATAGACGGTTCCCGTGCTCCCCTTACCGAGCTTACCCCTACCTAATTCGTCATTGGCAACGTAGTCGAGGCCATAGGATTCCAGTTCATGCGTCGATAGTTTCCTATATGCTCGCATAAGATCGAGCCATGTCCTGCCTCGTGGTTTCTTACTATGGAAGTCAAGTTTTTCTACTGGTGATAATGTCTCTGGCCTAATGCCAAAATGATGCATACGGTGAAACAGGTAAGGATAGTCGAAGCCGTCACCATTCCATGCAAGGAACAGGTCAAAATCAAAATCGTTGACAAATTCAATGAACTTTAAAAGCAGCTCCTCTTCCCTCGGTAAAGTAAACTGCAGCACATCAATGCCTTCGAACTGGTAACGAGACTTTTCGTTTACCTCGTGGTTCGGGTCAGTGACAAAGACGTAGAATTTTCCATTGAAGTTGTCGTAACAGGAAATAGACAAAATTTCTTTGTCGGCCTTGGTTACGTCAGGAAATGCACCATCATCTCTTACTTCAATATCAACGAAACAGGATCGTACTGGTTCTTGTGGGATTTCCTTAAATGAGTCGATAAGATAACGATTGACGTATGAAACATCGGCCTCGTAAGTCCTATGAAAGTTCTCACGCTGTTTCTTGATTTCTGCAGGATGGTTGACTTCAACCTTTCGAAGTTTGTCTCCGTAAAGTGATACATACTTGCCATGTTCATTAGGAACATAAAAGTAGGGAAAGAAGTCTGTGACTTCGCGCCGATATCTTTTACCGTTGCCATCTCTCCCAAAGATGACAAAATCTTTGCCCATGGGCTCAATGTTGATCAATCGATCACCTTTTCATATCAAAGTCGAATTGCCTGACGTTATTTCGACTTTGAATTTCTTGAAGACTTTCTCTTCAGCACATATTTGTATTAGGAATTCTTTAATGTTATCGTTAACTATTTTTCGAAAGACGATATATGCATTGCCTGTTGGACGTTTGTCAACTGGATAAAGCTCGAAATACTGATCTATCAATTTATCGAGTTCATCTGGTTTTTCCATCTGGGGCTTTTTAATCCATGAAGGCATTCGTCCATGGCGTGCGAGTTGACAGGCAAGATATCCCCTGTAGATGTCAGGGTCAATTACAGCCCAATATTGTGATGCCCGCGAGCCAGAATCGGGGTCAATAAATCCCAGCGCTTTTGCGACGAGAACTTCAATCCCTTTGATCTGGTCAGGATCAATCATGTCCTTCGAATAGACCACTTTTTTCATAGCGTCGAAAGGGGAGGATGTCATCTCTTCCCCTCTGTCTTACGCTGAATTTCAGCACAGTAGGCTGAAGCACGGTCTCTGCCCCAGCCTTTCTTTGCCATTACTTTTTGAACACAGTCCTCAAAGTTTGTATAGCCAGCAAACGGCAATGTTTCACCTCCTTATACATTCATTCATATGGTAACGAGATAACGTCGGTGCTATCTGTCCCTGATACTTTGATGTTTTCTTTTCACCATATGTCACGTCAGGGGCATTTGGTAACTTGTGGAATACAAGCTGACCGATAGTCATTCCAGCGTGGAGGACAATATGCCTCGGGTTTATATTTCCAATTTCAAGTGTGAGCGTTCCTTTAAAACCACTGTCGATAAATCCTCCTGTTTGATGAATGGTTATTCCTAGTCGTGCAAGCGATGACTTGCCCATAAGAACGGCTGCTATATTGGAAGGAAGGTTGATTGTTTCAACTGTTCGTCCCAGAGCAAATTCGTTCTGGCCAATTTTAATTGCCAGCGCTTTTTCTTCGACTACGCAAAGTTCAACAGTCTTTCGATCAAATGGATCAATGAACATTGGCTCTCCGAGGCCAGGTTTACGATACCAGACAAAATCGTCTGCGAGTGTAATATCGTAAGAATTTGGATTGATGTTTCTTTCGTAGTACGGAGATATCAGTTCTGCATCTCTGCATAAATCACGTATTTCGTGATCAACTAAAATGCTCATTTACCATTTCCTTTGGGGCCGAATTCGAAATCAGGACAACGAAGGCATTTTTGAAAAAGGAACTGGCCTTCAAGTCTGTCGTGGTCACAGTTCTTTGCCTTGCAGCGTAAAGTCATTTCTCTTGCCATTAATATTCCTCAACATCTTCTTCTATCATCTCATTATCCTGTTGTGCCAAAACAGCCTTTGCCTGTTCGTTGATAAATCTTATCTGTTCGGCAACTTGATCGGGGAATGATTTGATAACTTCACCCTTCATATCGGAGAAATACGCGTCAACCGCTGCAATGGTCTGTCTTTCAACAGTATCTGACATGGTATACAAAATATTGATGTAATCATGTAGATTGTCGGTTGGTTTGCGTGTCATTGTTTCTCCACCATGATTATTTGTCTTGTTATTACTTAAATACGGCGCTAACAAGCTTAATGGTAAGGTTAGCAAGTGTAATTTCTGCATCGGAACCCATTGCTATTCTGAAATCCGTTTCAGCAACGTATTCAACACCCATAACAACCTGCTCTTTGGAAAGAGTATCGTCTGACATTAGTCTTGTAAATATTTCCTTTACAAGAAGACGAGGGCTTGTCTGTTCAGCGATCCATAACTTGCGTGCCTCGGTAAACTTCCTCTTTTTCAGGAGAGCGTAAACTTCATCGGCAATATTACGCCTGTTGCTTTTTCCGAATGTTTTCAGGTATTCGATTTCATTAATCATCAGACGAATGTCAGGATAAAAGAACTCGATGATATCATCAATTTCTTCATCCTTAATATTCATACTTTCCTGATCTACAATGAATCGAAGTCTCTCATGGATTTTGTCCTTCGGCGGTTTATTGAGACTGATTTGAATGCATCGACTCTTTATCGGCTCAATAATCTTGGACTCGTTGTTGCAGGTAAATATAAATCTGCAGTTTGACGAATACCGCTCCATGATGCTTCGAAGACTTTCTTGGGCCTCCTTGGTAAGACCATCGGCCTCATCGAGATGCACCACCTTCGGAATATTGCGCGTGAATCCCTGCGTCATGGCAAATTCCTTTACCTGTTCTCGAATGGTATTGATTCCCCTGTCGTCACTAGCATTCAAAAACAAACTATCAGCACCAATGTCAGCTATGATTGCCTTGGCAATTGACGTTTTGCCAGTACCTGCAGAACGAGTTGATAGAAGAATATTAGGAAGAGTCCATGGGTCGTTTATAATTCCTTCATAAAGACCACGAATCTCATCTCCCCCGATAACCTCTTTGAGAGATTTTGGTCGATACTTTTCGGTGAACATATGTTCATGAATCATTCTTTTTCCCTCCAATCGGCGAGAAGTCCACTGATCAATAAGTCTCCAGATGAATAATTGAACGACGAAGGCGGGCGATCATTCTCTATCGGAGAATATATCGTGACAAAAACAGGTTTATCTAAAGCACCCTGAAATGCATCGTTGAACGCACCAATATGGTAAGAAACAGTAAAATCAGTCTCACCATCGGTTACTTCACCGATATCTTTTACAATCGCCTTTTTCTTTATCTTCGCCGTGATTTTACCACCACTTATCACGAGGGTAATAACACGTTCACCGACATTATCCACTACCGATAAAATCTTTTTAATTTTAACTGGGGAAAAAGTAAGCTTCGACTGCATTTCCCAGTTACTCATTGATTGTGGCAATGGCTTTTTGGTTTTGTCGGTAATAGCAGAAACCACTTGAGGGATGAAGAGTTTTACATCCTCACCCTCGACAGTGATAAGGGTATCATCTGAAGTCATATCGACCATTTTGCCATCGATATTTCGGAGATATTTGAGAAAAATATCTCTTTGTAGGCGGAATTTTGCTTCGTCGCCAGCTTTTGTTTGCATCTCAACGATAACAACAACATTTCTGTCGTCGTTCATTACGTTGGATGTTAATGTGCCAGCCGAAGCAATGGCTTCAAAACCATCTTTATTCACACCCGCGATATCGATGAACCGTTTCAGTTGGTCGATACCAATCTTCATCTTGGTCACTCACTTGTTGATTACGTCGTAAAGACGCTTGTTGGTGATTACATATTCTCCTGGAGGGAACTCCCTCGGGAATTTTGAGGACTCAATGATAGCCTTGTATTCGGTCTTGCCACCACTTACGTCGGTGATAACACGAATGATGACATCGGTCTGCGACATGACATCGCCTAACCACTTCGGCATGTCTTTCTGCTGAACTACTACGCCGTCCTTTACCACGGAATCTTTGGATACATACGTCGTATACATAATTCCCTTGGTTGCGGCGTCCATGGCCTGCTTGTGAACATCATCGATATACTGGGTACGCTCCTTCCAGATGTTCTGGTTAGCGACTCCCTGATACGGCATTACGCCGTTGCGCTTCCTCATTACCTGTTCAAGAATCTTGTTCAGGAATTCAGAACCGTCAATGATTACCCAATCGGGCTTATATTTCTCCTTGATTCCATCAAGAAGCTTCAGCACAAAGACATAGGTCTTCTCGGCAGTGGTCTGGTACAGATCAGGCGTTGACTTGTCAAGGTAAAGGATAGCATTGAAAACCTTGTAATCTACACCGCTTTTCTTTATGAAATCGAGGTCGGTTGGACGGTCAGATTTCAAATCGAATGACAGGACGGCAACCTTGTCGCCCTTCTTTGCTACTCCCATTGCAGTCGTAGTCTTGGCGTCATTCTTGTGTCCATAAACAGTAAATACTTTCTTACTGCTACTCGTATCCATAAGAGCACTGTCCAGATCGAAGTCGGGCATGATGTCGTCATCTCTATCCCGCTTCAGTTCCATTACCTTGTCTCGAATGAGATTTTCTTTCAAGGCTTTGGATACTTTTCCTGTTCCTTTGAGCGCTACTTCTTCGGCAGCAGATTCATCGGTGGATTCTCCACCGTTATCTGCATTGTTCCAGTCAGTATCCTTTGCTTTTGCCATTGATTAATTCACTCCCAATTTTCATCGGTGTTTTTCTTTGCTGCTGCTTTCTTGGCAACAGGCGCTGGTTTCGGTGCATTGTCGGCAGTGATAAACCCATAAAGGTTTCCTGCAGCAGTATTGTCCTTGGCCTTGATATACGGAGCATATACTGCAATACCAATGGCATTCTCATAAATACCACCGAGATCTTTGGAGACTGTCATCGAGACAGGATCGAAGTCACCAACAAGATCTGTTATATCGGCAAAATCGATATTCAGATCGGGCTTGTCGGTTACGTTCAGACGAGAAATCGTGGCCTTCGTGATAAAGAACCTCGGATTCTCGGGAATCTTGCAGACACCCTTGTCAAGATTGTAGACGTCATCGAATGACTTGACATTCTTTGGCATATCCTGTCCAATCATCTTAACGAAGATGTCGAAATCGATAGTGACTCCAGTATCGGTAAGAGAAGTCACAGACGTTCCATTCAAACGGAGCGGTGTGTTCTCGGGTTTACCAGTGGCCCTGAAGGAATAAACCTTGAGCATCTCTGGAATGAATTTCTCGGGCTCGTGGCGCATGGTCACAATACCGAAGCGGATCTTGCTCCCCTGGACGTCGGGCTCCTTGAAGAAACCGTAGCATTCCCTGACAGGCACAAAGCGCTCGATAACCTTACCACGCTTCCACTTCATTGCATCGGTAGTGTTGTCGGCATTGAACAGATACTGTTCATTCTCATTCATCTTTCCGAGACCCTGCCACTGGGCGACGGCCTCCTCACGACCAACTTCGTCGGAGAGTTTCTTAAACTCCTTGTCGGCCTCTTTGATCGGAAAGTCGTTCTCATTACGAACAGGCTGCATAGCGAAGAAGAATCCCTCGAACATCTTGGCATTCGACTTCATCTGTGCGCGGTATGCGCCACGAAGCTGCTTGAATGCGGCCTGCTTTACCTCTTCGGTATCGTCGAAAATAGCCGAGAGATCGGATTCAAACTTCGCCATTTCAGCGGTGAGCTCTTCCTCGGACTTGCCGAGCTTCTGGCTCATTTCCTTGATACCCTTTTTGATGTTTACAGACATGGATTGAACTCCATTGTTT